AAAAAAGCAAAGGCGGCATTGAATGACATTTCTAACGCTTTGAAGATGAGCGCTGGTGGTATGGCTAAGAAGAAAAAAGGTATGGCATACGGTGGTATGGCTAAGAAGGGTTTTAAGCACGGTGGCCTAGCTTGTGGTGCAGACGTTCCAGCAAAGAATCCTGTTAAGCGTGGTAAAGCCTAATGGCTAAGTATTACGATAAGTATAAGAAGCAGCTTAATGCTGCAGGTTACACTATTGATGGTGATGGCATGGTTTGGGATGCTAATGGCAACCAAGCTGCAGGTGAGGATCGTTTTGGTAATGTACAAAGTAAAGACCCTAACGTTACTCAGATTTGTAAGGACGCAGAGGCATCAGGTATCTTCAATAAAGTGAAGAAGGCTGTTACTCCTAAGAAAAAGAAAGCTAAGTCGTAGCTATGGTAGAAGTACGTGCATATACTACTGACACAGAAGCATTGACTATCACCGCTACTGCAGGTGGTGCAAGTGCTAATACTATCTATACGTGCCCACCTAACCATGATGCAACAATAGACTTTCTTCATGTAAGTAACGGCTCAACATCTACACAAAACGTAACTATTCAGTGGTATCACGCAGACACGAACACTTATCATCATCTAATAAATGATAAATCTGTTTCTGGTAAGGATGTGTATAACATAGTTACTTCTGACAGAATACACTTACATGCTGGCGATAAGATTTTAGCTTTTGACGGTGCTAGCGGTGGACTAGAAGTGTTTATCTCAGTACGTCAGTACTATAACCCTACTAGATAGCGGGTATGCATATTTTGTATCTACTATAGCGCTAACATATAAGTATAACTATCTCCGCACGTAACAAAAGGAGATAGTGCAATGTTTAAAAACTTACTTAATCGTATTCAAGAGAATCAGCAACGTCGAGCAGACTACTGGGTCTTAAAGAATATGTCTAACAAAGAGCTTCACGATATGGGTATTTCTCGTGGTGAGATATACAATCGTGTATACGGTGAGTATAAGTGAGGTTAAGAAACAGCATTCCTGTTATTCTTAGCCTTACAGTTTTTACTCATGTATCATCTGGTGATACAGATAGACAGACAGGTTCTGGCATTAACAGAGGCCTAAATAAAAATAAAGCTTGCTTTTGTAATAAAACTTCATAAAACTATAAGGTAAGCTATCTATAAAGGACAACTTCATATGGCAAGAAACCTCACAGAAAACCAACAAAAGTTTCTAGAAGTACTCTTCGATGATGCTGGTGGTGATGTTGTGCTTGCCAAGAAGTTGGCAGGTTACAGTAACGGCACACCGACTCGCATTATAGTGGAGGCACTTAAAGATGAAATTGGAGAAGCTACAAGATCTTATTTCGCCCGTACAGCGCCTAAAGCTGCAATGGCTATGGTACAGGCTTTGTCTGACCCTACAGAGCTTGGTATAAAAGATAAGATGAGTGCCGCTAAAGACTTGCTTGATCGTGCTGGACTTGGTAAAGTAGATAAAGTTGATGTTACCTCAACAGGTGGCGTCTTTTATCTTCCACCAAAAGAAGGTACTAACGAATAGTAAGACCAAAGCACATAAGCAGAGACTTAGAGTATTGGGAGCTACCTAAACCTAAACGCGGTAAAGAGAAAGAGTGGCACGTTATAGCCAGACTATCTAAGAAGCCGCCCTTTGGTTATGAAATACACCCTGACAATGAAGACTTATTACAGCCTGTGCCACTTGAGTTAGAGGCCTTAGAGCTTGCAAAGCGTCATCTTCAACAGTATAGTTACAGAGATGTAGCTAATTGGCTCACAAAACAAACTGGACGCAGCATATCACATGCAGGTCTTAGACAGAGAATAAATATTGAGCGAAGACGTAAAAAAGCTGCTACAATTAAACGGAACCTTGCCAAGCGGCTCGAAACGGCGTTATCCGAAATCGAGAGGCTCGAAAAAGGCTGTATCGGAGCATACTCAGAAGAGTAAAGCTGTAGCTGTAGAACCAAAAGAGACTGTACCTGCACAGGTAGCCCTTGCAGAGTTTGACGTTGAGGCGGCACAGGACGTAGTGTTCAAGCCAAATCCTGGCCCTCAGACAGACTTTCTAAGCGCATCTGAGCGTGAGGTATTGTACGGTGGTGCAGCAGGTGGTGGCAAGAGTTACGCAATGCTTGCTGATCCTTTACATGGATTAAATGACCCAAACTTTAGTGGGTTACTTGTAAGACATACTACGGAGGAATTACGTGAGCTTATTCAAAAAAGTCAAGAGCTTTATCCTAAAGCTGTTCCGGGCATTAAGTGGTCTGAGCGTAAAAGTCAGTGGGTTACTCCGAGAGGTGGTAGGCTCTGGATGTCGTATCTTGATAAAGATATGGACGTTACTCGTTACCAAGGTCAGGCGTTTAACTGGATAGGCTTTGATGAGCTAACTCAGTGGCCTACCCCTTATGCGTTTGATTATATGCGAAGTCGCTTGAGGTCTGCCCATAGTACAGACTTAGGTTTGTACATTCGTGCTACAACTAACCCTGGTGGCAGCGGTCATAGTTGGGTTAAAAAGATGTTTATTGACCCTGCACCAGCTAATAAAGCTTTTTGGGCAACTAACATAGAAACAGGGGATACCATTACGTTCCCTAAAGGTCACAGCAAAGAGGGTCAACCTCTGTTTAAGCGTAGGTTTATACCTGCTAGTCTGTTTGACAACCCATACCTAGCCGATACTGGTGACTACGAAGCTATGCTTTTGTCTTTACCAGAGCACCAAAGAAAACAACTATTAGAGGGTAATTGGGATGTCAATGAAGGAGCAGCTTTCCCAGAGTTTAACAGATCCATTCATGTCATTGACCCTTTTGAAATCCCAGACAACTGGGTTAAGTTTAGAGCTTGCGACTACGGCTACGGTAGTTATACAGGAGTTTTATGGTTTACTGTCGCTCCCGACGAACAGCTTATCGTCTACAGGGAGCTTTATTGTTCTAAAGTTACAGCTTCTGATTTAGCTGATATGATACTAGAAGCGGAAGCTAATGATGGTGGTATGCGATATGGTGTTCTGGATTCTAGTTTATGGCATAACCGTGGTGATACTGGGCCATCACTGGCTGAACAGATGAACATGAAGGGTTGCCGTTGGCGTCCTTCTGATAGGTCTAGAGGCTCTCGTGTAGCAGGTAAGAACGAAATACATAGGCGTCTACAGGTAGATGAGTTTACTGAGAAGCCCAGACTTGCTTTTATGAGTAACTGTACAAACACTCTAGCGCAAATACCTATTATACCTCTAGATAAAAGAACCCAGAGGATGTAGATACTAAAGCAGAAGACCACCTATATGATGCCCTACGCTATGGCGTTATGACAAGACCCCGTAGTAGAAGTATATGGGATTACAATCCTGACAAACCAAATCAGGGCTTTCAAGCACAAGACACAACATTTGGATACTAAAACATGGCAGATATTGACGAAGTAACTTTTGATACAGATGAAGTTGTAGCTGCAGAGGACGCAGAGGATAGCATCTTTGAAGCTAAATCTAGCATAGTATCCTTTGTTGATGAGCGTTTTAGCAGAGCAGAAGATGCTCGTAGAAGTGATGAAGATAGATGGCTACGTGCTTACCGCAACTACCGTGGTTTGTACGGGCCTGACGTAAAGTTTACAGACACAGAAAAGTCTCGTGTATTTGTTAAAGTCACGAAGACTAAGACCTTAGCTGCATATGGGCAGATTGTTGACGTTTTATTTGGTAACAATAAGTTTCCTATGTCAGTAGACCCATCTATTTTACCTGATGGTGTTGCTGAATCAGTACACATCAACATTGACCCTAATGCCGCAGCAGCAGGTGAAGCACTTAAAAGTGTAACACAAGACAAGCCTTCACGGCCCTACTTACTTGATGGTACTGAGAAGCTAAAACCCGGAGAAACGCTTACAGATCTAAAGCAGCGTTTAGGGCCACTCAGCGACAAGTTAGCATCCGTATCAGAAAAGGTTGTCGAAGGTGATGGCACAACGCCTACCACCGTTACATTTCACCCTGCTATGGTTGCAGCTAAACGAATGGAAAAGAAGATCCATGACCAGCTAAATGAGTCTGGTGCTTCTTTGCATTTACGCTCTATGGCATTTGAGATGGCTTTACTTGGTATGGGTGTTATGAAAGGCCCATTTGCTGTAGATAAAGAGTACCCTAATTGGGATGACCAAGGTGAGTATGACCCACTTATAAAGACTGTACCTGAGTGTAATCATGTAAGTGTTTGGAATTTCTACCCTGACCCAGAAGCTACATCTATGGATGATGCTGAGTACACTATTGAACGTCACAAGATGTCACGTACACAGCTACGCTCCCTCAAGACACGCCCATACTTTATGGATGACGCTATTGATATGGCAGTAGCCAAAGGCCCAGACTATGTGCAGAAGCACTGGGAAATGACTATGGAAGACAATCAGGTTCATGCTGAGTCTGAGCGTTGGGAAGTACTAGAGTTTTGGGGTTTCGTAGATACATCTATCTTAGAAGAGCACGGTATTAAGATACCTACCTCTATGAAAGATTTAGATGAAGTAAGTGCTAATGTATGGATCTGTAATGGTGAAGTACTGCGTATGGTACTAAACCCGTTCAAGCCATCACGTATACCTTACTATGCTACCCCATATGAGCATAACCCGTACAGCTTCTTTGGTGTAGGTATTGCAGAAAATATGGATGATACTCAGACACTTATGAATGGGTTCATGCGTATGGCGATAGATAATGCTGCACTAAGTGGTAACTTAATTATTGAAGTTGACGAAACCAACATGGTTCCGGGCCAAGACTTATCTGTATACCCCGGAAAAGTGTTTAGGCGTCAAGGCGGTGCAATGGGGCAAAGTATTTTTGGTACTAAGTTTCCCAATGTAGCCCAAGAAAACATGCAACTGTTTGATAAGGCAAGGGTTTTAGCAGATGAGTCAACGGGATTTCCATCTTTTGCACATGGTCAAACAGGCGTCTCTGGGGTCGGTCGTACCGCTTCTGGTATTAGTATGCTTATGTCTGCTGCCAACGGCTCTATCCGTACAGTAGTAAAGAACGTAGATGACTATTTGATTCGCCCTCTAGGTAAGGCATTCTTTGCATTTAACATGCAGTTTGACTTTGATGAAACAATCAAGGGTGACTTAGAGGTACGTGCGTCTGGTACAGAAAGCTTGATGGCTAACGAAGTACGGTCACAGCGTTTGATGCAATTCTTACAAGTAGCACAGAACCCAGTATTGGCACCTTTTGC